ATGCCCAGTGTTATGAAGATAGGCACAATCACAGGACAGAGTGGTTTGATATGATTCACGACTACTGCAAAGATGATTATGCCCAGCTTGGTCGAGAAATATTTAAAGAAAACCATATCTACTGTGGACTGCGTAACAAAGCTGAATTCCATGCTATGCGCAACACCGGAGTATTTGACTATTGCATATGGGTTGATAGATCAGATCATCTTCCACTGGAAGATCGTAGCAGCATGAATTTGGATATCTGGATGGCAGATTATGTGATTGACAACAACAGCACACTGGACACTCTCAAACGCAGTGTTAAAGATCTAGCCGATCACTTACTGCGCAGTTGATCTAAACGTCAGCTTCTAGATCGCCACGTTTCCAAGGCAGATCACTCTTGGCCAATTCAACTTCGCAGTTCTTGCACACTGACTTGAGATTCTTGTGTTCAGCATTGTTTAGTCTACCGTCTATGTGATATACCAACATCTGCGCTGAATACCTGGCTCTGAACCCACAGCGGTCACACACCATTTTTTTCTTGTAGCCGCCAGCTGCCCAGGATGACACACGCTTGGGCAATCCTTTGTTTTTTCTAATGCAGTTTTCACATCTTGAACGATAGTGAACTGTGTCGCCACGACGGTAGTTTATAGCACATGGTCTTTGTTGGCAAACAGGGCAAACAGGTCTTTTCATACTGATATTTATTGCAAGGACCTTTGCAAAGGGTTGTGTAGAACGCCGTTTTTACCAAATACCTATAAATATCTACAACTTGAAAAGGAAATCACTATGGCTTTAGTATCACCCGGCGTAGAAGTAACAGTTATTGACGAGAGTCAATACATCCCTTCTGCAGTCAACACAGTACCTTACTTTATTGTCGCAACAGCGCAAAACAAAGTAAGTGCTGACGGCTTAACAGTGGCAGCAGGTACAACTGCAGCCAATGCTAACAAAACTTATCTGATCACCAGTCAGCGTGAGTTGGCAGCTACTTTTGGCGTGCCATTCTTCTACAACACCACAACTGGTACACCAATCAACGGTTACGAACTCAACGAGTACGGCTTGTTGGCTGCTTACTCAGCACTGGGTGTTACAAATCGTGCGTACATTCAGCGTGCCGATGTAGACTTGACAGAACTAACTGCTAGTCTGAGCCGCCCAACAGGCGCTCCGAACAACAGTGCATACTGGCTTGACACTACAACATCAACCTGGGGTATCTTTGAATGGAATCAAACTACCAATACGTTCACTAACAAGGTGCCATTGGTTATTACTGATTCAACTCAAGTGGCTGGTGGCGATGGGTCAAATCCTGTTGCAGATAATACTCCAGTTGAAACAGTTGGCAGCATTGGCAATTATGCAATTAGTACCATTGGTGACAATATCATTGGATACTACAAACGCTATGACAACACTTGGGTTCAAGTAGGTAGCAACGACTGGAAAACTGCATGGCCAGCGTTGGTCAGTGCCAACGCTCCCACTTCGCTAACTGATGGTAACAACATTGAAATCAACGGTGCTTTAGTGGCTGTACCAGTTTCACCTGACAACACAGTTGCTGGTCTAGCTGTAGCAGTTAACAATGCTGCAATTACTGGTGTTACAGCACGGGTTGTGTCTGGCAAATTGTATTTGTACGCTGACTCTACCGCAAGCAACGACGGAAGTACACTCAGCAGCAACGGTATTATCTCTATTGTACCTGGTCCCACAGGCGGTGCAGCACTGTTGACTGCGCTGGGCATTTCTTCTACAATTGAATACGCAGCACCTGAATATTTCCCAGGATACAGCTATCAAAGTCCACGTTGGAGAACATCTGACACTGACAATGGTAGACCAACTGGTAGTGTATGGCAAAACCTAAGCACAGCCAACAACGGTTTAGATGTCAGCATTAATGTTTACAACATTAGCCTAGCTACATTTGTTGAACAAAACTGCCCAGCATACCAAAGCGATACTTTTGCAAACGCAGCATTGGATCCAACAGGAGGCGGTCGTAGTATTGCTCCCGGTAGTACCTATTTGGGATTCAACTCATTGGGTTACACTACTCCACAGGTGTCCACAATGTCTTTTGATCTTTTGGAAAGATTTACACTTGGCGCAACTGATGTAATTGGTACTGCTGTGGTCAGCACAGGCACACCTTTTAGTGTTGGCGATAGTTTCACTATTGGAACCACAGTAACTGGAAGCGCAACAACTGTTAGCGCATCAGCTACAATTGGCGGCACTGGTACTGCAGCTGACTTTATCAACGCTGTTAGTGCAGCTAATATACCTAACGTATCTGCTGCAGTGAATTCTGCAGGAAATATTGTGTTGACAAGCAGCACAGGTGCAAGTATTGTTCTTTCTAACACAGTTGGAACACCAGTAACTGCTGCAGGTTTTACTACTAGTACACAAAAAGTTCGTCAGTCTTCGCAAGCTGCTGCTGCAATAGTTTTAAGCAACTGGGTTAGTACTCCGCTGTTTACTTACACAGCAAGTGCAGTAGAACCTGATCAAGACCCAGCTGATGGTCGGCTGTGGTACTACAGTTCAGTAAGTGATGCAGACATCATGATCCAGGACAACGGTACATGGCAAGGTTACCAGAACGTCACTAATGATGTTCGCGGATTTGATCTAACATTGACCAATGCTAGCGGTCCTATTGTTGCTGCTGCAGCACCTACAACACAAAATGACACTGCTGAATCAGCACTGGCATTGGGTGATCTGTGGATTGACACTAGTGACTTAGAAAACTATCCCAAGCTGTACCGCTGGGAAACTGTAAGCAGTGTTCAGCAGTGGGTAGAAATTGACACTACAGATCAAGTGTCTGACGCTGGTATTTTGTTTGCTGATGCTCGTTGGGCACCAAACGGTACTACTGATCCTGTAGCAGGTGTTGTCCCAACAATTGAAAGTTTACTGACTAGCGATTACTTGGACCTGGACGCATTAGATCCTGCTCTGTACCCACAAGGTATGTTGTTGTTTAACACACGCCGCAGCGGCTACAACGTCAAGAGCTTCCAGTCAAACTACTTTAATGCAGCTGACTACCCTGATGACACATTGCCAACACAGAAAAGCACATGGCTAACTGCCAGCGGCAACCGTAACGACGGTGCGATGTGGAGCGGACGTCTTGCACAGCGTCAGCTGATTGTACGAGCTATGAAGTCAGCTATTGACACCAGCATTGCTGCACGTGAAGAGCAAAACGGTTTCAACATTATTGCAGCACCTGGTTACCCTGAACTGACCACTAACATGATTGCACTCAGCAACGAGCGCAACAACACATTGTTTGTGGTAGCAGATACCCCAATGCGTTTGTCCAGCGATGGCAACAGCTTGGTTGAGTGGGCAACCAACAACAATGGTTTGGGCCTAACAACTGAAGACGGAAACAATGCAACCAGCAACTATGCTGCTGCATTCTACCCAAGTTGTACAACAACTGACCTTGGTGGCAACACTGTGGTTCAGCCACCAAGCCACATGATGGTACGTACAATTCTACGCAGCGATGCTGTAAGCTACCCATGGTTAGCGCCAGCAGGCACACGCCGCGGTGTTGTTGACAACGCTACTGCAATTGGTTACATTAATGCAGCCACAGGTGAGTTCCAGCAGATTGGCGTAAGTCAGTCAGTTCGTGACATCCTGTATGAACGCAACGTCAACCCAATCACGTTTATCCCAGGAATTGGTATTGTTAACTTTGGTAACAAAACCTCAACAGCCACAACTACTGCGCTAGATCGTATCAACGTAGCACGTTTGGTTGCATTCCTGCGTGGCAGACTTGAAGAAGTTGGTAAACTGTTCTTGTTTGAACCTAATGATGAAATCACTCGCAACGAGATCACTAACGTGGTTAACAGTTTGATGATTGACCTGGTAGCCAAGCGAGCCATCTACGACTACTTGGTCGTTTGTGACACCAGCAACAACACACCAGCACGCATTGATCGTAACGAGTTGTGGGTAGACGTTGCTATTGAGCCAGTCAAAGCAGTGGAATTTATCTACATTCCGTTGCGTATTAAGAACACTGGTGAGATTTCAGGTACTGCTGCCTAACTGAAACAGAGGGGGATTTTGTCCCCCTCCAGTTTAGGTAAATAAACATATAGGAGATATACAAAATGGCAGTTTCATCATTACAGCGTATGACAGTCCCAGTTGGAAGCGCAGCAGAAGGCGGCATCCAGGGCTTGTTAATGCCCAAACTAAAATACCGATTCCGGGTTTTCTTTGAAAACCTTGGAGTGTCTAAGCCCACTACTGAACTTACTAAACAAGTTGTTAGCGTTACACGTCCAAACTTGAGCTTTGAAGAAATTAGCTTGCCGGTCTACAACTCAACACTGAAGTTGGCTGGTCGTCATAGCTGGGCAGATATTACTTGCTCAGTGCGCGACGATGCATCGGGCGAAGTTGCTCGATTAATTGGCGAACAGTTGCAAAAGCAAATGGACTTCTTAGAAATGGCCAGTGCTGCTTCCGGCATTGACTACAAGTTCACAACACGTATTGAAATTTTAGATGGTGGCAATGGCGCAAGCGAGCCAGTGGTTCTAGAAACATGGGCATTGTACGGTTGCTACCTCAAAGGTGCCAACTACGGCGATTTGAACTACGGTACAAACGAAGCTGTTACTGTAGAAATGACCATTGCTTACGACAATGCAAACCAGACTCCTAACGGTTCTGGTGTTGGTACAGAAATTGGTCGCACAGTTGGCGACGTAGTGACAGGTGCTGGCTAACTAGGGCTAGCTGATGTCAAACTTTGGACAAGACTTCCTTAAAGGTTTTACTAATGTAAATTACTTGCGTGACTATACTCACGCAAGTAAAACCTTTACGGCCAATCAATACGAACTTAAACCTCGCTTTAAGTTTCTTTTTCATGTTAGCTTTACACTTAACACACAGATTCCTTCACTGAATAAATTTGTCACAGCTGGTGATGTGTCTAGTCTCAGCTACGTGGTCAAAACTGTGGATTTGCCCAAGTTTAATATTCAAACTGAAACACTAAATCAGTACAATCGTAAACGAGTGATTCAAACCAAGATTGACTACCAACCTGTTGGTCTAACTTTTCATGATGACGGCGGTGATGTAGTACGCAACCTTTGGTACAACTACTTCAGTTACTACTACAAAGACCCATCACAAAAGTATCTTTCTCCTAACAACACCAATGGCAGTGCTGGCGCAAGCCAGAACGCACAAACTGGGTTTGACTACAACAGTCGAGACATCTATTCAGATGATCGACAAGTCAACGACTGGGGTTATATTGGTGAATCGTTTCGTGATGCCACTAGTACTCGCACAGTGGGCGGCGACACAGGCAAGCCTCCATTCTTTCGTGACATTAGAATTTACGGTATGGACCAGCACAAGTTTGCTGAGTACGTGCTGATTAATCCGCTGATCACCAGCTGGAATCACGACACTTATGACTACAGCGAAGGCGGCGGCATTATGCAAAATACTATGACAATTAATTATGAAACTGTCAAGTATTACACAGGTGCTATCGGAAGCCAACGTCCAGATACTAATGTCCAGGGCTTTGCTGATCCTAGTCACTACGACACTACGCCAAGCTCGCTAGCACGCCCGGGCAGCACACGTACAATTTTTGGACAAGGCGGCTTACTGGATGCGGGCAGCGGCATACTTCAAGACCTACAAAGTGGCGGACTTGTTGGCCTGCTGGGTGCTACACAAAAGGCGTTGACTGCCAAAAACACGTTCAAAGGTGTAGATCTTAAATCAATTGCCAAGAGCGAAGCGGCTGCAATAGGAACTGCTGCTATCACTAAGGGAATAAAGAGCAATGCTGGTAGATTTTTTCCAACTGATATAACACCACCAACTAACTAATTGTTATGTCAAGTATAAACAATACCAACTATAATATTGATCAAACTGTACGGGTATTTGACAGTTTTTACGAGTACGACGTAAACGTTCCTGCAGCAGAATACGATATTGTGTACAGTTACTTTCGCAAAGAAATGACCACTGCACAAGCAGCTGGCAACTTTACAGTGAGTTTGTTTAGGGTCGCAGAAGAAACTGGCGTACCTGCACTGACTCTGTTAGAGCAATTCCGCGGACAATCAGGAATCAGTCTAAATGTACAACTGGCATATTACCTCAACAGCATTCGGAACAAAGCTACCCTGTTGGGAGTAGGAGTACCTGTTCAAAGCAACCAATATGCTGCGCGGGCTGTAGTACAATGAGCAAATGGGCACAAGGCACATACCAAGTTATTAACAAAGACAAGTATGTGGGCACTCGTGCTCCTAGATACCGATCCGGTTGGGAATTCAGTTTTATGAAATTTTGTGACAGCAACGATCACATTCTGCAATGGGTCAGCGAAAGCATACAGATACCTTATCGTCATCCTTTAACTGGCAAACAGACCATATACGTGCCAGACTTCTTGATCACTTATCGCACCAGAAACAATACTATGCGAGCAGAGCTGATTGAAATTAAACCCAAAAAACAAAGCGTAGTTGAGTCAAAAATGAGTTCAAAAGACCGTGCTGTAGTAGCAATCAACTATGCCAAATGGGCTGCAGCACAGGCCTGGTGCAAACGTCAAGGCATTACCTTCAGGGTCATAACTGAAGACGACATGTTTAAAAACGGTTCTAAATAACGCCATAAATATGGCATGACGAAAAAACTCGAAGAACTTTTTGATCTTCCGCTTACTGCCGCCGAAGTAGATGCGGCTGTACCTGAATTACCGGCCAATAGGCAATCACTGGCAGAACTAGACGACACAATTAACAAAATTAACAATGCATTGCCTGCAGTGCGTGGGCTAGATGCGTCAGATACCGAAATGGATGAGTTAAGCAACATGGCACAATCCAGCTATAAAGATCTTATGGATCTTGGCATGCAAGTTGACTCAAGATTTGCTAGCGAAATTTTTAATGTGGCATCCAGCATGCTGGGGCATGCTATCACTGCCAAAACTGCCAAGCTGGACAAAAAGCTCAAGATGATTGATCTGCAGATGAAGAAGATGCGGCTAGACCAGCAACAACAAGTGATTGATGCTAAAACAGTTGAAGAAGACGACCCACGGGTGTTGCCCGGCACAGGTGTTGTACTAAGCCGTAACGATTTACTGGAGCGTTTACTGAGTCGTAAAGATCAAAACGCAGAAAAAGAATAAATATACGATAGGATAATGATATGAACACATTTGCAAAATACCTCGCCGAAAGCGAACGCACTTACCAATATCGCATCAAGGTAGTTGGCGATGTGCCAGCAGGCTTTGTGCGAGATCTCAAAGCCAAGATGGCCCAGTTTGACATTGTCAAGATGTCTGACATTAAAACCACTCCTGTGCGTAAGATAAACGCTGACTTTCCGGCATTTCCAAACCAGCCCATGAGTATAGTAGACGTAGAGTTTAAATACCCTGCAGTCGAACCACAGATCAAACAGCTGAGTCAACTGTTGGGGTTAGACCCAAATCGTATTGTGATGAACAACACGCCATACGAGGAAAGTCTAAATCAAGAAGCTGAAAAAATTCAAGATCAAAATCATGATTTGCTAACTGACACTGATTTTCCAGCAGATGATGCTGAACAGAAAGCACTCAAGAAAGATTATGCTACAGGTCCGTACGATCATGCTGTGCTGAAAAACGCATACCGTTCAGACTTTACTGTTGCTGGTGGTAAGACGCCAGCAGCCAAGACCACAAACGAACTGCCACAGGGCACCAAGAGCCCCATGACTAACATCAAACGCCCTGCTAGACCTGCTACTGGTGCCAACCCAAGAGGATAAAACAAAATGACATTTTTCTACGACCTAAACAAAAAACTTAACTCTATTCGTGAGTTACCTGAGACCACATACTCACAACTGAACGAAGCTGCAAAGCCAGACTTCTTGGACATTGACAAAGATGGCAACAAGAAAGAGCCTATGAAGAAAGCGGTTGCTGATAAAAAAGCTGGTCAGCAAGGCATGGCGGAGGGCAGAAATACAAATAACCCAGTTGATGACATGGTAGAAGATTATTTAGATTGGCTTGATGCAAGGCACATGCTTACAAAAAGCCGAGAAGAAGAAAAAGCGCAAATTATGTCTGATTTAAAAAGCGGATATTTACATCCCAACGAAATAGACTATGCAACATCTGGTGGGCAAGGTATGGCGGAGGGTGACCAAAGCGACTCAGCTCGCAATCGCCGTGCAAAAGAAGCACACGAACAGAACCTTGATGCAGCTCACAAGGAATTAAGACAGCGTGATGCTGAAGGTGAGGACATGAGTCAATATCGTGTCAATCCCCGCACATACAAGATCGAGAAGAAGGCAGTAGCAGAAGGCGACCACAGCTACATGCCCAGTGGTAATGACATTGCTGGCAAGAGTGCAGGCAAAGAAAACGCCATGGACAAAATGAAGAAGTTTGTTAAAAAAGTAGCAAACAAAGTAGCGCCCGATGACGAAACACTGATGAAAGACTTGGTTAACAAGACTGGCGGTTCGCGCAAAGTCAAAGAAGGTGCAGACTCTGTTGATGCAATTTTGCGTAGGCATGCAAAAGCAGTCAACGACTTTAAGAATGGTGCTGACCTAGATTATGATTTAGAATCTGATTTGTACGATTACTATTTTAACCAAGGCGACATTAAGAACTACAATGCAGACGCTAGTGAATACATTGCTGACAGACTAGCAGACGAGTTGGGTCTAGCCGAAAGTAACTTTGACAGTAAAAAAATCAGTACAGGTACTGTTTACACTCGCAAGTACGATGCTGACTCAGGAGAAACAACAGGTACCAAGCGCACTGACAACGATGCCAAGCGTGGTCGCGGTCGCCCTAAAGCAAATGCAGGCAACGACGGTGAAGTTATGAAGCCTGACTTCAGTGCATTTGGTGTTGGCAAAGTTAATCTACCAAAAGATAAAAATGCTCGCAAGATCAAAGGACGTGACACTCGTGACACAGTGGACGAAGAAACGCTGGATGAAAAAGCTGTGAGCAAGAAGCAACAGAAATTTATGGGCATGGTACATGCTGCACAAAAAGGCAAAGAGCCTGCCAGCAAAAAAGTTGCTAATGTTGCAAAAAGCATGAAATCAAAAGATGCCACAGACTTTGCTGCTACCAAGCACAAAGGCTTGCCAGTAAAGAAAAAGAAAGACGAAGCAGTTGAAGAAACCACAGTGAGTGGCAGCGTGGCTCCTGCAGCAGACAAAAACAAGTCCGGAGGCGGCTACAACTTTGGCGGCGGCATCTACGACAGCATGAACCGCGATCTAGAAGACATGATTGCAGAAAGTATGGCACGCCTGGACGAAAGCCTAAATATCAACATGAGCATGAACAATGACGATCACAGTGGACCACGCAGAAGCCTGACTGTTACTGCAACTGATGATGATGCAGAAAAGCTAGGTATGTTGATGAAGATGGCAGGATTAGGAACTGACTACAGTGCAGACATGCCTGAAGAAGAACTAGAACAGCCAATGGAAGAAAATGAACCTGACTATCCAACCAACACTGTAACCAGTGATGATGCGTTTCAATATTCCGGCGGTCTAAACAAGCCTAAGCGTGACGTAGCAGGCGACGGACAAGCAACTGGTCAAGTCACTGCTGTCAGCAGTGTGGATCACGACAATAACGAAGACCTGGACCGTATGATGGAAATGGCTGGCGTTAAGAAAAAAGAAGTTGAGGAAGAAAAAACTGCCGAAGGCAACAAGTTCACTGGCAATTTAGCCAAAGCTCGTGCTGCTGGCAAAACACAAGCTGACCTTGACGGCGACGGTGATCTAGAAAAAGTTAAAGAAAGCATATTGGATCTAAGTCGTATGTGGAAATCATACAAAGGTTAATTATGAAAAGTTTCCGTAACTACCTACAAGAATCAGAACAGGCTGCTGACACTCCAGTAGCTGGTGACACGTTTGCTATCATTATTCGTGAAGAATGCTTAATTGAAAGCACAGTGCTGGACCAACTAAGCGACGGTGTAGTAATTGCAGCTGATGAAAAAATGATCAGCCTGCTGGAAAGTTACGGATACACATTTGAAGAAAACTGCATGGAATGCGGCATGACCGAAGGGTGTGATTGCGATCAGTCCACGGATAACGATTCAGACGAAACAGAAGTTGAAGATGAAGACGCCGGCGAGTACGATTTTGAAGGCGATATGGCCAAGGATGATCTGCGTACAATGATTCGTGCTGCACGTAGACTAACTGGCATGTTGGACGACAATGAAAACATGCCCGAATGGGTGCAAAGCAAGATAAACAAAGCAACTGACTATGTGGACACTGCTGCGGACTATATTGAGTCAAATAAAGAGCGTGCTATTTCTGAACAACAACAAACCAACCCTGTGGTAAGTGCAGTATTGAACCGCATTATGATGCAGCATCCAGGTTTGCTGGCAACACACGGTCCTGAAAAAGTTATGATGGTAGTGGACAAACTTGCTGACAATGTTGGGTCTGTGGATGAAATTGGCACTAGTGACGTTAGCGGCTGGATACGCGAAGTAAGTCGCATGCTTGCAGAACTTCCTGATAAAACAATTGATGCTGACAATGCGTTAGATGAAGCTGAATACCAAGGTCGCAAGGTCAAACTAGGCAAGCCGATGCAAGGCGATGTTAAAAAATCCAAAGTATACGTGAAAGACCCCACAACTGGCAACGTCAAGAAAGTCAACTTTGGCGACCCTGATATGAAGATTAAAAAATCTAACCCAGCTCGCCGCAAGAGCTTTAGAGCAAGACACAATTGCGACAATCCAGGCCCACGTACAAAAGCTCGATATTGGAGCTGTCGAGCCTGGTAATATTATGATGAAATCTTATACTCAAATTCAAGCCGCGCATGGTAAACAAGGAGCAACTATGACATATCAACCAATCAATGAAAACTTAACAACACCGCCTGTGATGAATCCGCACAGTCCTGCCACTAATGGATACAAGCAGCAGCCTGTTGACATTCCTGGTGTGTTGCACCAAACACGACAGTTGTTTCAACCTGTGGTGTCACAACCTGCTGAGGACAACAAGTAATGGCTGCTAATGTTTATACATCGCTGGCCAATGCTGTGGTCTACACCGACAAACTCAGCATATCAACTGGCGGTACTGCAATAACATACAATGTGTATGCAGTGGCGCTGGGATCAGCTGATCCAGTTGGCAACTTGTACAGTGCTGCTGTGCAAATTCCTGCTAATTCTCAATCACAAGTCTATGCCGGCGCCGGTAACAAAGTTACCATAACTGGCGCTAACTGGACTGCAACTGAACTTGGTACTGCCAGCTCAGCAACTGCCAGCGTGTACACACCCTGATGAGATCTAGTGAGTTCATAACTGAAAAAAACGCCACTGGCAAGTTGGGCAATCGTCGCCAACAATCCACTCGCGGCCTGCACACGTTCAGAAACAGTGGCAAGGGAAATACAACTTATGCACTCAATCGTGTGATGATGGCAGTGGCGCAAACAGATGGAAAAACCATGCCTGACCTTGACAGCGAAAGCTGGATTGGTACTTCAGCAATGGCAGCGCCGTATTCTGCAGAAGAACACGAAATGTTAAAAATGGCATATCGTGCAGTTGGAGCAGACAGCACAGACCTAAACCGCGGTGACCTAGATTCTGAAGAACTAAAAAGCACAAACAAACAAAGTCCTGTCAAGGCATTCAAAGGATACCTATAGCAGCATAAACAGCAAAAAGTAAAAGACAATAAGAAAAAATAAACTATGTGGCCAAAATATATAGTTAAAGATGATTTTTTACATAAAAGACATTTTGATACTATAAAGAATATTGACTTTGATACAACAGCAGACCAGTGGGATATCTACAAACATAGGATATTCAAAGATGGTAAATTAGAGATTGATTTTACATCTTCGTCTGGAAAAGAAGGCACATCTCCGTTAAGTGAAGTACAGATAATAGATATACATACTTCTTACCACGATCAGATGATGGCACTGCTGAAAGAGTTAGCACCAGAAAAATTAAAACATTATTGGTACACAGAATTAAATGTTGTAAACACCGGGAAAGATTATATCTTTCCTATTCATAGTGATAGTAGAGATAAACTATTAAGTGCAGTGGTCTATATTGATCCTGCAGTAAATGAAGGCACTTGGCTTTATGAAGATAAGTCAGGTAAAAATCCACAACAAATTGAGTGGGTACCAAATCGTGCTTTTATTTTTAGTAGAAATAACAGCACTTTGCATAGTTACAAAGCAGATAGTAAGTCAAACAGATTGACATTGGTATATAACCTACGATCAAGTAGACGCCCACCAGAGTTAGACTAACTAAAAACGATTGTTGTTTAACGGAAAAATTCTGTGGAACAAAGTAAAATCATTCTGATCCGTTAGCACCGGAGTATAAGTATGATATGAATGATTCGTTCTTTTGTGCAGCGCCATGGCGTGGCTTACATATCAATCCACGTGGCGATGTTAAAACATGCTGTGCTGGAAATCCCAATTTGCTGGGAAACTTGAACTCGCAAAGTATTGAACAAATACTCAACAGTGAGGCAATGACAGCAATTCGCAAAGATCTATCCCAAGGCCGGCCACATAACTACTGTAGTAACTGTGTCAAAGCTGAACGGTTTGGTGCCGATTCGGAACGTGCATGGCATAACAATGTAAACCCTGATTTTGACTATGCCGCAGCAGGCGACAAATATCATTACCCGGTCATTGTAGATGTACGGTGGAACACCACTTGCAATCTCAGTTGCAACTATTGCGGAGATTTTTGCAGTTCCAAGTGGGCTGCTATCAAAGGTATACCAGTCAAGTCAGGTGCTAGACCTTACTACGATCAAGTAT